TTTTCTACCCATAAAAAATTATCCATGATTATGCACCATATGTCGAGTCTTGTTCCAATGTGATCCAATATTGAATTGGAAGTTTTTGATGGCGGAATGTCGAAATCTTGTTTTTCGAAATACCCACATCATAATCGCCCTCAATCAATTTAAGATTTTCCGAACGGAAATACATAGTAAACGGATCATTAGATTCACCTACTGGTTCTTCTGATACGTTTGATGTATCATCTTTTTTATCCAATGCACTAAAGTACACCACACCATCCTTGGTTGATAGCGAATAATCGGGCAATCCACTGATAGATGCAACCTGATTGATAGTAGATAGAGTTTCGTGTGGCAATTTCACATTAATATCCCAATTAGGTGCTTTCTTAGAACCTTCTGGATTATTGTCGGATTTGTCCATCTCAAAAGTATTTTCGACAAATACAATAATGGAAGATTCCGCAGCCATAAACTTATATGTTTTTTCGCCGTTTGACATCATAACATATTTTTCATGGAAATCTAGTTCTGGATAGATTTTCAAAAGATTTAGGAACTTGCCCAAATCATAGATGCAAAAATCTACAGGAAATGTCTCGGTCACATCCGAGGCAGATAGAATATTTCTCATAACCGAAATAGTAGACACCCTACTACCTTTTTTGAGATAGATAGATTGGTTGATTGTAGAATAGTTTTTCAGAATGTTCTGAGTTGTTTCACTGAGTTTCATTAATATCATCTTTCTGGTTGATTAAATCGTGGTTGTATATATCTAGTATACCATTTTTTGAGCTATGTGTCAATACTTTCTTGCTCCCTATCGTGGTTATATAAAGCAAGAACTCCATAGTGAATAATTTTCATAAGATCTTTTCTAAAATCTTCTGAGTTATTTCCCTTTTTGCCATACCGTTGAGCATACTTGGAAACATTACCCAAACAAAAACCTTCGCCATGGCCGTTGTCCATAATGACTTCGGTTGCTTGTAGTTTATTATTTGAATAATGTTGATCGTATGTAGAATCGATGTACTGCTGAATTTCTTCCAGCAGTACACCTTCGTTAAATTTATAGTCTATCAATTACTTCTCCTTAAAATGGGATTTCTTCGCCAACTTCTTCTGATTCAACTTCTGTGATCAAATCACCACCAGAAATTTTCGAAAACAGGTCTACAAAAGAGGCCTTGGTTTCATCGTCAAACCGATTAGTGCAAAGTTCAATAGCCTTAGAAATGTCATTGAAAATTGAATAGGTCTCAACAATGTGAACCAAACGGCGAGTAGAAATGATTTCATCAATACCACCTTCTTCAAAAGTTTTCCGAATAGCACCAGACCACATGGTCAAATCCTCAACCATTTTCTTGTCATCTGTCGAAGCAGAACCTTTCAAAGATTGCAGATTGTTGATGAGAATTTTTTTCTCGACACTCTGGACAGGGTATTCCTGTTCGAAAGTAACTTTGAAGCGTTCTAGGAATGCCTCATTCAAAACATTCGTACCGATAAACCGTCCATCGTCCGAACCTTTGCCTTTTGTATTTGCAGTGGCAATCACTGTAAAACCAGCAGCGGGCGTAACAAACCGATTATCTTTTTTGAGATAAACGCCTTTGCCGTCGATGATAGATTGCAGACACATGATTTTGTTTGACGCAAGGTCGACTTCATCAAGTATCAGAACCGCACCTCGTTCCATTGCATCGACAACAGGGCCTTTTGCAAAAACCACATTTCCATCAATCAAAGTCTTATCACCTAACAGGTCTGACTCATCGGTTTCAATGGTGATAGGAACCGTAATACATTCGCGACCCAACTGGGCGCAAATCTGTTGAGAACCATAGGTTTTGCCGTTACCGGACATGCCTGTAATAAACACTGGAAAAAACATTTTCGATGAAATGATATTTCGCAGGTCTGCATAGAAACCAAACTTTACAAAGTTTTTATCTTTAGCAGGAATTAAGTTCTGCATATTGGATGCAACCTCAATTTTTGGTGCGGCAACCACTACAGGCGCGACTGGCACAGGGGCTACAGGAGCAGAAGTCATAGGAACGACATTTGCACCACCTTGATACATAGAAATGTCATATGAACCACGTCCCACACGAAAATCAGATTTTGTCAACCATTGCGGCGAGCGTTCTCCGATCGCCAGGGCTGCAGCCTTAATATCTTTTTTACGGACAATAGTACCGAATTCTTCTGTGAGTTTTGAAAGGAACTCTACCTTATTTGTGCTATTCCAAGCCATTATATAATCTCCATTGAGAGGTTTCACGAATCATCTTATACTAGTATATTACCATAATAGGCGAGGGGAGTCAACCCCTCCACCCCATTTATTTCACCAAATCGACAAATTTATTTAACATTTGGCGACTCTGTTTTTTTGTCGATTGAAACTTAGAAAAGTTTCGAGCAATCTTTGCCTTTGTCATTGTTTCATCAACTTCCAATTCTGTCTCAACACCTTGAGTGCGTTGATCGATGATGTAGTATTCATCGTATCCACATCCAAGAGCAGTGACAAAACCGTTTTTACGAACATCTTTTTTCTTTTGATTTCTTTGTTTACGGCCATAATCATATCCAATGATGCAGTATTGTTGAATTGCATAGGTCAGGTCGCGTGTATTATCACAAACAAAGAAGCCGATTGATTTAGCATTATGCACTTCTTTAATTAGTCGAAGCATCATTTCTTGACTCTTTTCTTTACCATCATTCTCACGGCGCCATCCACTTCTACCATTCCAGACAATATTTTTTCCAGTACGTTCATCATGAATAACAGTGGTCACGTTCCCATATTCTGAAACTCTCCGTCTGGCATACCAAGATTTGCCTCCATATGATTGGCCACCGGCAACATAACCAACACCATCTGCTGCGTCACCATCTGAAAGAACCATGAATGACAATTTCTCGACATTATTTTCTTTCTGAAATTTACCGATAACTTTATCAAGAAGCAAAAGAGATTCTACCATTGGAGTACCACCAAGTTGATTTTCTAGTTTTGCAGCACATCCATAAAGAGAATGCCGTGTGAGACACCATGCCAACCAAATATAGTTATCACAAGCGCGATTAAATTCTGATGTTGTCATTTTGTTAGTCAAAACTTGACGCAATGTGGTCTCATGGTCTACGACAATTTTATCCAGATTATCATCACAGAGTTGAGCATCATTCCGGCGAGACACATCATCGCGAGCATCCTTTGGAGTCATATCAGTAAAGTTATAAACCTCGAAAGGAATATTTACTCGGCGAGCAAAAGTGGCAAGAGTGATAACTTGCACTACAGTTTTATATAATTGTTGAAACATCGAACCCGACCAATCAACCATCATAACCATACCGTGATTTTTACCATCAGGCAATATCGACTTGCGTTGAAAAATATCATCATTCAACTTATATGACCAGAGTTTACTAGCATTGATATTTCCAGATTTTGCGACAATCTGATTTGAATAGGCTTCAGCAGCTTTTTTCATTTCAAATTCTTTTACCAGATAGTTGATAGTTTTGTTGTTTTCCCGCAAAACTTTTTTGTAAGGAGTTGCAAGCGACAAATCAGCATTTGGATATTCAGAGAGCCAGTGAGATTTCATATCATCGATAGAGGCGTGTACTTTTTTATGGGGAACAATATAATCCGAAACATCAAAGTCTGGAAGAGTGAGATAGTCAATATCATTTGCATCAGTATCATTTTTGAAAATCATGTTTTCTGCGGCTGAGTCATCTGTTACCGACTCAAACTCATCAACATTTTCGCCACTTTTACCACCAGATCTTGCATCTGTTATCGTATTGGAATCTTCTCCGGTTTCGCCTTCATCGCCTTCATCTGCCCCATCGGCATCTTCATCACCAGAATTTTCTTCTGATTGTTGAGATTGGGATTTTGCGTCATCCGACTGTTCATCACCATCACCATCAGTATCGCCTTGTTGATCTTGGCCTTGGTCTTTATCGGAGTTTTCTTGATCGTCACTGTCACCAGATTCGTCATTAAATTCTTGAGGCATGCCTTGGGATTGATCGATCAATTGATCATCCCCGTCCTCTGATTGTTCATCGTCTGTTTTTTTCTCACTTACAAAATTGTAAATATCTTCGGACAGGTCTGCAACCTCTGCGAAAGTTTCTGTAGTTGCCATGCGGTCTACAAAGGGCATTTCTTCATCGGAGAAAAGTTGTGCGGCGTCAAAATCATTCATTGCAGTTTTGAAATAGATATTCAACCGATCAATGAACGCCATGTCTGCGAGGTTTTTGTCACCAATTCCAAAGAAATCTTCATCCATCAATTCTTTATAGGCACGAAAGAATGGTCCTTTCAAGCCAGGGAATCGACGCTTAACTGAGCGTTCGATACGGGCATCTTCAGTAACATTGATAAAAGGCATACAAGAGCGAGAAATCGCCTCTTCTAAAACTTCTGGATCACATGGCGTATCCAGAGCATGTCCTACTTCATGTCCCATAAAAAGGTCATACATATCATTTGACATCTCTTTCCCGATAGGAACAGTCAAAATACGGCGCACCATGTCGAAACTTGCCGTATTGACTTTCTTGTGTTGAATTGTAATGTTTTCTTCGGCCATCAATTTGGCGAGAAGAGATTTTGAGTTCTTGGTATGTAGTATATTATTTGACATTGGTAT